GGTGTCCTGGTAAAAGGACAGTACATCTCCAACATAAGAAGCCATTTCGATAAACATCATACCGGGTGAGGTAGGAGAAAAATCGTTGTAGCTATCAGGAAAGTAGTTTTTAGCGTACTCCACTAATTGATTTCTAAAATCAGAAAAGTCTTTATTAATATACTTTATGTCTCTTTCTTCTGCCATTATTGGTCGATATTAATTAGAAGTTCATCTTCTATATTTGTGTCTGCTATTGTATACTTCAAATAAAACCTAACAGTATTAGAGTTCGGTGTAGCTGTTAGTTCAAATGTTTTTGGTACCACTCTTGGGAAGTATGTGGCTAAATCTTCAGCTATAATCTCTTTAATATCCTGTAATGTATCTTGAGTTATATTCTCAAACAGCATTTTTCTAATATTAGAGCCAAAGGAAGGGTTTAGGTACCTTTCACCTTTATTAGTCAAAAAATAATTAATTAGGTTGTTCCTAATAGCATCCTTAGTTAAGTAATTAGAATTAAATACAGCTTTACCAGAGAAAGGTAAATCTACTCCGATAGCTTTTCTAGGTTCTAAATCTAGAGGGTATATTTTTTGAATTTGAAATGCCATTATAGTCTATTACTACTTTTTTCGTTAGCTAGATCTAAAACCTTTTTAGCTTTTTTTACAAAACTTAATTGAGATATATCTAAACCGGGCATATTTTCCGGTGATGTCATTCCCATTTGATTAGCCATAGAGGAAGCGAAGCTTGGTTTCTGTACCATTGACGAATCAAAGTTCATAACATTCTTATACTCCTCTCCAGACATATTATTTTTAGTTTGATTTAACATCTCTTGGATTGGATCGTCGAACTTTAAATTAGTTGTCTTTGGTTTCATATCAGATAAGCCCATCATTTCTGCTAAATCCTGTCTTGAAGGTTTTTTCGGTGCTGACCATGAGGTCTCTCCTGCTATAGGAGCTGGTTGTAATCCTGTAGGTGTGCTAGCTGCTTTAACTGCTTCGTTCATTACTTCTTGTAACTCTTCCTTAACAGCGGCTCTCACTTCTTCTCTGATTATCTTTCTAAGTTGATCGAGTTTCATATATATAAATAGTTAGTTTATGGAAGTTGATTATCTATTCTAAATTTTAATTCATCTATTAAGACTTGCTCAGAGCTTGCAAAAGATAAAGGGCCTTTTATTACTATAATTCCTCTAAAATCTTTAGCTACTGCTTGTCTTTGTGGTACACTTATACCTGTCTCGGTATTTGTTACAATGGATATAGTGTATGTATTTCCATTAATATTGGAAGTATACTCCACTCCTTTTCCTTTTCCTCCGGCAGTTGTACCTGAGGTTCCAGTATTTTTATCCTGTAAACCTTCTAATATTTTTTTTCTATCTTCATCTGATAGATTTGGATTGGAAGCACATCTAGCCAGTAACCTTTCTATTCTACTAAGCTTAGTTCGAACTGGGGAAAATATACCGGAGGCAGATGATAACAGATCCTTGATAGCTGTCTGGTCATTTTCTAATGTGTTAATCATATTAGAAGTAAACGTTAGTAGTTGTGCTTGTGCCTGTATGACTCCTGTCGGTACTGAAAATATTACACCTATCGGGCCTGGTCCTCCAATAGTCGAAGGTAGCGGCATGTGTGAAAGTACCTCTACTATTATCTTACCCGCTTTGATTGGCTTATCTAATTTTTTTGGAAGTTTTTCTAATTGCCCTACTTGTCTATCTACCTTATTCATTAGACTGTTTACATTGTCAACAGTCTTACCCATTTGCTTTAAAACTTCAGGCGGCGGACATTGATTAAGTAATTCGTTTATAATTTCATTTACTTTGGTATTAGCATACTGTATAGCCATAGCTTCAAGATCTCCTATTTTAAAGGCAGCAAATTGAGCTAGTAAACTTTTAAATTCTTTTAAATATCCGTGTGGCATTATTCAGTGTATACTTTTCTGGATTTGAGTTGTGATTTTCCTCCGGGGTTAATTTGTGCCTCTAAGCTTTTCATTCCTGCTTCAAGTAATTTACCTCTTAATATTAAATTAGGGATAATTTTACCGTCTATAGTTTTAGCTTTTACTAAATCTTTAGCTAGTTCTTTTAAATTGTATAGTAATTCACTTAAAAACTGTTCTGTTGACTCCCCTAATAGTACAGGTTCGTATTCTTCAACTAAAGCTTTTTCCCCTAAGTATATTTTTTCTGCATCTAGTGCTATATAGTCTTTAGCATCTAAATTAATGTTTTTAGAGGTAACTCCGAAAGCTTCTTTACTTGAAAATAAGATGCTTTCTTCTTTTGAATTAAAATAAAGTCTTCCTCCATTCACAACTACTTGTGAACCTTCATACTTATCTGCTTTTATTGGAGCTTTCTTCCAAGCTTTTATCTTATCTCTAGCTTGTTTTAACGGAACTGTGTGATTAGAAACAAGATATATCGAAGATTCATCTTCGTTTATATCTTCTTCAATGTAATCAGAACCATTTTCAGTCTTCTTTTGGCCATTACTTATAATAGTAAAAGGATCTCCTTCATTAGATTGGTTGGTATATATATTCTTAAAATGTTTAGTACCAGACAATCGTATGGATTGACCTTGTCTCCCTTCTACTAAAACATCTCCTGGGTACGGCTGTAGAGGGTTTATGTTGTTTTTCTCTTTAAAGTCATTCCCTAAATCTACCTTAGATGTAGAAACACCGTCTGGGGAGGCATTATGGTGGGGATGATTCCAAACAGATATGATAGATATATAATAAAAAGTAGAACTAGTAGACTTCTCATTAGAAGACTCTTCGTCAGGAGCTGAGGTAAGAAGTACTATTTCGTTTACTAGTGGGATCGTTCTTAAAGTTGCACTAGAAGGAAAAGCAATAGGTAGTGTTTCGGTATTGTCGCTGTTTAGCTTTTTATCTACTGGTTGATATTTAATGGCTCCAATACATTTAGTTTTTCCGTACTTATTATACTCAGGATGAGTTTCATCCATAATCACATCGATGACACGTACAGGGATTAAAGCAAGGTTATTTGCCGGTAACCTGTTAGCTGAGTTTAAATTACTGGAAAAACTAGTTGATAGATTCATCCGTCTCTTCTTCTTTCTTAACTGATTCTAATTCAGCCTCTATTTGATTCTGTTCTTCTAACAAATCTTGTAAATCTGAGAAATCAAAATCACTTGCAGACTCACCTTTAGATTCTGCGCTTACTATCCTTTGAATGATTGTGGCCATCTTAATTAAAGCGTCGTCATTCTTTACACCTATCTCCATGTATTCTTTTATCATAGGGACGATTAAAGTCGCATCTCCTATGTTCTCTATTAGAGGTTTTAACTCTCTAATTAACCCTTGAACTTGTGATCTTGTATCTTTAGAGTTATCGTAGATTTCTCCGAAAAGATCTGATAGGGTCTTTCCATTAAATATTTCTTTATCTAAACTCATAGTTTATAGTTTTATTATAAATAGAGTTACAATGGTTTTCGGGAAAGAAGACCTAGATCGTAGTAATGTTGGTATTTTTCGTAGAAATTGCTTTTAAGTACATTTAATACTTTAGTTAGTTGCGGTGTTTCGCAATCAGTCATTTCTCTTATATAGATATATAAAGCTTTTTTCTTAAATATATCTAAATCGTTCCTTGTTTTAAATATAGTCAAAACAGCATCTGCTATTTTTAACTCATCAGATTTAGGAAATATATAATCAATTTCGTTATACATCTCTTCAACCCATTCGTCTACAAATGTACTCAATGTCCTAGCGTTAGAAAAATCTGGGTCTCCTGTTGTTTCATATGATTCTTCTATATCAGAAAAGGAACCTATCTGTTTTAGTTTTTTGTAGTTAATATTATTGTAGTTAATTAACCATCTTTTAACTATTGTACCAAAATAAGAATATGCTTTAGCTCCGTTCGTAGGATCGAACTTATCTATCTTCTGTTCAAGTAAAACAGAAACGACCTCGTGTTTGAGGTCTTCTATCCGCTCTACATCCGTGTAGTAGAATTTAAATGTATGTATTATATTTTCCGCTAATTTATAAAACGGTAAATAAATGTGGTCTGTAAATATTTTAGCTCTGTAATCGTGATCAGTTGATTGGTTATATTTTACTATATAATCTTCTGTTTCTGAGGTAAAGTAGTTAGCTTTGGATTTCTTCCTTGCCATAGTTTTCGGGGAGCATGTATTTGTCTAGCTCAGTCTGTATTGCTTGCATTTGTTTAAAGAACTCTCCAACCTCATCATCAGATTGAAATACCCCATTTTCATCTAACTTTGAAAGGTGTTGTTGAGATTCTGCTATTATGTTCGATATGTTCTGTAAGTATTTAGTTTGATCTAAGGTTATATCTTCATATTTCTCTACTTTTCTTAGTAGGTTATATATAAGATAAGATAAAATTCCGGAGAATACAACTAATACTGTAATTACTATGTACTGTACCATTATTATAAGTTTTTTAACATGTTAGTTAGACCTTCTGAAGCTTTTACCGGTCTTCCTGTCGAAGAAGTAATCTTTTCACTTTTTGGTTTAGTAGTACCACCTTGTGATTTCCACATATCATACTCCACCTTAGAAGCTAAAAAGTCAGCTGAATGTAAAATAGATATCAAAGCTGTCTTTTGTCTGGAAGATTCTTGATTGCTAAAGAAATAAGCTTTATTAGCATCGTCAAACACACCATCATGACATCTGATACCTAAGTATTCCTTTTGGTTAACTGTAACGCCAAACTTCTGAAGTAAAAATAGAGATCTGTCCGGTATAAGCATAAAGTCTAAATCAGGATTAGGCGTATACATCTCAGATAACTTATCTTGTCTCCATTTATCAGTTTGAGGAATATAATTTGGACCCTCTCCATCACCTATCTTACCTAAATCATGAAATAAAGCAGCAAATACTAACTCTTCATCGGAAAAGTCTACTATCCCACCCATTTGAAGGTAAAGGTCTTTCTGTTTTACGGCATATTGAACAACTCTATTAACATGGTCAACATATCCACCGGGAAAAGCA